CAACAGTCAAGAATTTTGCTACATGAACAGTATAGCGATAGAAGAACTTAACATAGCAGGAGCTAATGTTAATGTATTCCCATTGTTAGGAATTCATGAGCAAGGTGCATTAGTTGATTTAGTGGGTAATGGTTCCTCCATTTCCTCCGGTGACGCAAATCCAATTTATAGTTCAGCAAACGCATTCACCGCTTATATAGATGAATGGCGTTCTTCCCAACGTGGTCAAGATGTAGTAGACAATTCATACATTGGTTATGATTTTGGCGAAATAATTCTTGACAATCTACGTAAACAGTATGGCATCGAAACTTTTGTTCGCCATAACATTGCTACAATCAAAATCAAGCAGGGTAATCAATCCAAGAACCGTATTACCAGAGCCAGAATTGAACGTTCTGATGATGGTGAAAAATGGTATGGTGCAGCTATCATCACATTACCCGATTCAAATATTTTAGCTGAAATAAATTTCAAGCATACTACACCGTCAAGATATTGGAGAATTCGTCCATTAGATTTCAATGGCGGTATTGGTGATTACTGGACAGTTCAAGCTATCGAAATGATGGATTATGATTTAACCAGCATTGATGACATTCAAGATGAAATATTTCAAGAAAATCGTGATAGAGATTATGCTTCCGAAAGCGTGTTGATTAAAGCTTCTTATGATTTACTTGATGCACAAACAGAGTTAACTGTATTTGGTATTGAATTACCATCACAACAGTTCTATCTTAAAATGAATTTTTCTGCGGTTGTTAATGCGCTAGGTCGTCCAATGGTTATTGGTGACATATTAGAATTACCTAGTGAGATTCAATATGATTTCAACATGCAGAAGGTTAAGAAGTATTTGGAAGTTAACGATGTGGCTTGGGATAGCCAATCGTTCACTCCTGGTTGGCAACCAATTAACATTAGAGTTATCGCCCAACCAATGATGGCTAGTGCGGAAACAATGGATGTTTTTGAAGGGTTAAACGAAGAGATTGATGATACCGGATTAGCACAGTATGGATTGAAAGCTTTAGAAGGTGTTAACGAACATTCGGTGTTCCAAGACTATTCTACAGAAACTCAATTGTTAGCTGGTGTTAGTAACAGTCAAAATCCAGAGCTAGGAGCCGATACAAGCGATTTAAGACAGTTTTCCAATGACGAGATAGACAGAGCAGTTGACCAAGGCTTAAACGCTTTAAACAAGCTTAACGTCAATCCTAGAGCTTTGTACATTGAAGATGGATTACCACCAAACGGTTTAGATTTTACAACAGGTGATTCTTTACCGGATATATCCACAGCCAAAGATGGTGATTTTCATAGATTGACCTATGATGGTATTGGCAAGGATATACCAGCAAGATTGTTTAGATTTTCAATTGCTAAGAATCGTTGGTTATTCCAAGAGTCGGATAAAAGGGCTGAATACAACCCTATTAAACCGAAACTTAATGAATATTACAATGCTCGTAACAACCCCACTAGCAACGAGGATATTTAACCTTCATAAATTTCATAATTAAGGGGGTTATAACCTGTAGAAAAGTTATCCCCCATAATTTCTCGAAATTTTTTGATAAATTCTTGGTCTTGAGTTCTCACATCGATGTCTTCATCATATGAGAACTCAACAATCACTTCTGAATGTTTACCCAGAACTTCACCAAAGTATATCTCTTTACCTTCAAGCTTAATGAGGTCTTCATGGTCTGCTATAAACATACCTTCAAGTTCACCAAGTCTACCAAAATCTTTATAATACGTGTAAATTCCTAACATTATCGTGCCATTGGTTTGCAAACTTTGTTCTTAATGTCCAGATATATTAGCTGAACCGAACGTTCTTTGAATGGAATTTTTTTAATGTCTGTAGTAACACTGTTAGCATCACCGTTACACGTTAACAACTCTTTCTTCAAAGCTCGACTATCAAAGAAATCGTTAATCCATTTCTCTATTAGAAGACATTTGTTCACAATCCATTCAATACCATCAAAGATTGGGTCAAAAATACCGTTAACTATCTTACGTAAAGAGAAATAATCTGTGATTTTGGTGCATACCCAAACTATAGCACCAAGAATACCCAAAATTATTGCTGCTGCTATAATAATAACCACTAAACCAACAGTGTTAATTATAAATGGCGCAAACAAAACTATTTCTAATTGCAAACCTACACTCAGATAAGCCAAAAACATATATCCAATATAAATTGCTGGCACCATTGGTAAACTTATTGCTGATGTTAATAAACCTAGCCATTTAGAGATGAAGTTTTGGTCATAAGCGTTGAATTTTTTCTTAGCTTTACCTGAAGCATAATCGAACATTATTTCTAATATGTTATTAGATTTAACGTCGGTTTTCAGTATAGTGTCCCACGCATCCCAACCATCAGCGAACGGTCTTTTCAACCGTTTAAGTGATATATGGTACCACCCAAATAGAAACGCCCCAAAGAACATCAAAATCATACGTAGTTCAGATGCAAGAACATCTAACATCATGAACCATGACCTAACAAAAAGAAAACCCATTACCCGACGACGTTTTCCACATTCGTCATATGTTTTGGAAGAAAGATAACGGTTCACTAGATTGTCAAACCATTTAGGTAATTCTTTACCAAAAACATTTTTAGGAATTTTAACTGTGTAAGTATCGTGAACAACTTCAACAACTTCACAGTGACCGAATGACACATCATCATATTTAACGTATAATTCTTTACCAACAGTGCAATCAATGTTAATGTTTCTATTGTAAGATGCACCATCACGCATCATGAATACGGTATCTAATGCGTAGTTCAATGAACGTTTATTACTTGTCGCGCTAACAATGTAAGCTGATATTTCAACTTCACCAGCACGTCTACATGGGATGTATGTCATATAATTTGACAGTTTAACCATGAAACGGTCTTCCGTGTAGCTATCGTATCGGACTTGAATAAGAATTTTAACATTCTTCAAGCCTTCCAACTTCTTCATTGTTTCTTCGTTGATACACCATCGTAAAGGAATTGACGCATTGTCAATGACCCCATCTTCCTTCCCTACCACCAATTCTAACATATTACCTTACCTCATTTTTTAAAAATATCACCAAAAATATCACCAAAGGGGTTCGCTTCATCATAGCTGCTTTTACCCTTAACCGCATCAGCAATCTTTGCTGCACGATTAGCTGTTTCTACACCGTTTTTATGACCTAAGTCATAAGTTTGTTCGAATAGTTTCTTCAAACCTGCGGGGGTTAACGTGATGTTGTCATTTTCCCAGTGTGGGTTTTTACTTATATAAACTTCCCACAATTGTATTCTAGTATGCGTAGCCATTTAATACACCTTATCTTTAATATCGTGTAACCAACAATACCACCAAGAAAGTTTTGATGGTTTCAATTTTACTATCCTAAACCCTTCTTTTTCACATTCACGACATGGTATCATAACACCATTAGAAATTATTGCATGATTTTCTCTACATACCGGACAACTGTAATCATGAGTCATTATCATACCACTAGGATGCAACCAAACGTTAACATCTTTAACTGATGGAGTTTTTTCAGGGTATTCTGAAAAATCTTCATGTGTATGTTGCATCAGATTGTTTCCTGTAATCCAGTAACAAGACCATCAAAGTCTTCACTTTCACCGAGCAAATCAGACAAAGCATAAACAGTTTCTTCATCGTATTCTTGACACAATGATTCTAGATAGTCTGCTCTATCAGCATACCCATTTTCTTCATATACAGTTTCAGACATTGTTTTAACTCACGGTTAATAATTTAAAAGTTATTATAACAGGTAATTTTGGAAATGCAAATTTATAAATACGTATATAAATTTTAATGGAGTGTAAAACTAATGGAAGCATTAAAGAATTTTTTCGTAATTGACCAAAAGACAGGTAAAATATCACATACTAAATTGTATAGCAATCTGGGGTACATTGCTGTTATAGGGACATTTGTTTTTGCTGTTGTTACTGGTGGAACAATCGACCCCACATTGTTAATGATGTTTGGTGCCGTTGTTATAGGAAATCGTAGCGCACTCAAAATCGCAAATATATTAAAACAATCACCAATTAAGAGCTAATCTAAATGGCATTACCTTTTTACTACGACGAGCAGGTTAAAACCTACGTCAAACATTTTATGGCTATCTTTGCTGGTATGCAAGTTGAAACTGGCAAACGTGAAGATGGTGAAACCAAAAAAATTTATGTTCCCATGCGCTATGGTGATGCTGACCGTGTTGCCGCGTATATAAAAGCGGGTGCCACACAGAACAAAATAATACATTTGCCTATCATGGCGGTTACATATAATGAATTTCAGTTAGATGAAACGCTTAGGAAAGGTATTGGTACTGAACGTAGAAAGCCTTATGTTCCCCGTGGTGGATTGTTCCCTGAAGATATTAAGATAGCGCATCAATTGATGCCTGTTCCTTATCGGTTAGGTGTGGAATTGTCTATCTACACGTCAAACACTGACCAACAGCTTCAAATGTTGGAGCAAATCATGGTTTTGTTTGACCCCACGTTGACATTACAGAAGAACGATAATAACTTCGATTGGACTAGACTATCTACAGTAAGAATGGATGGTATAAATTTAGAAAATAACGTCCCTTCTGGTTCAGAGAAGAATATGAGAATCGTTAAGATACAATTCTCAATGCCTATTCACATTTCAGCCCCAGCAAATATCAAAGATGATTACATCAAAGATATTATGGTTCGTATTGGTATGGTAAGTCAAGGTGCGGAAACTAGTGTAGAAATGATAGCTGAATTAGACGCTCAAGGGTTGGACTATGAAAAATGGTTTAGTCTAGACGATATTGACATCACAGAAGATTACGAATTCAAACAAGACCCAGACGCTTAATAGACCGGATTCTCGCGTTTACCTTCTTCTTCTAACCGTTTTTCAATAAAATTTGAAATCAAATCACGTTCACCTGGTGTTCTAAACATCAGGTCATCGTAACTTATACCACCACGCATAAAATAACATATCGAAATCACATTACTAACAAT